AAGAAGATTGAGACCGTGGAGCTGCAAGAATAGCAGTCATAGTTGAAGTTAATTAAGACGGGTTACTTTGACTCGTCCAACTCCAGAGTTAGTGAGACCGATAGCATCAGCCGCACCTTTACTGAGATCTAAACCCCTATCACTATAATAAGGACCGCGATCATTGACCCGAACAACGGCACACCGCTTGAAACAAACTTGTAGTTTAGTTCCAAAAGGGAGTGTCTTGTGCGCTGCAGTAAGGCCGTTTTGATTGTACCGTTCACCGTTAGCGGTGAGGTTTCCGTGGAAGCCAGGACCATACCAACTGGTGAGCACTGACAGAGTAGTTAGAAGAGGAATCATGAGAAATTAGCAAAGAACTTTTATATTGCTTACTTCTTCAATTGTCCCGTCAAAACACTCGCAGTAATGACGGGAATACCGTACTACTTTTTCTTAGCAGTCTTGGCAGCAGCTTTGAACTGCGCTGCAGTGGGAGCACCGGCAGAGCCGGGTTTACGCATTTTCTCACCACTGCCTTCTTTAATTCGCATCCGTTTAGCGTGGATGTTAGCGTATAGACCAGGCTTAGCCATTACTTTTTCTTTTTAGATTTACCAGCTTTGCTGAGTGCAATAGCTACAGCTTGTTTCTGCGGGTAGCCTTCACCTTTGAGTTTACTAATATTGGAAGAGACAGCCTTATCGGACTTACCTTTTTTTAGAGGCACCACGCTTCTCCTTAGTTTCCATCTTTTTAGACTCTTTAGCTTCGTGTTTCTTCATGGCAGCTTTAGAAGCATACACTTCTTTACCACCATACTCTTTTACTTTCTTAGCAGGCATTACCAAATACCAGGAATAATTTGACCAGTCAGTGCGTAAGCACCCAAAGCAGCCATGACGCCAAGCATAGCCAGGCGACCATTGAGCTGTTCAGCACGTTCATTGTGGGGAACACCGTAGGGATGATCTGTCATAATAAGGGGTGGCTCTTTAGCCCAGATGTTAGTGTCGTTCATTAAAATTCAATCTCAGAGTTCTCAAGTTTACGCATAACATCCATGCGATAAGCTGGATCGCTGTCGTAACGAGGATCACTCATAGCTTGTACCAGTTCAGCTTGACTACGGAAGGTAACTTTGTTTTCACCAGTTCCACGTCCAGTCAACAGCTGACCATCATTACCTACTGATTCAGAGTAACGATTATACAACGCTTGTACGGCAAAAAAGATCGCATTAGGATCTGCTTTACCCATCACAGAATCGTACATCTCAATCTCTTGTTTAGAGAAATTTTGAGATGCCCAATTAATCATCGCTTTGTAAGCCTTTTCACCTCCAACCATTTTGAAAAGTGCTTGAGCATTTTCCTCAGTAAAGATTTCTTGGTTGGGAATTGGTTCTACTTCTTCACCGGCTTCGGCTTCTTCGTCCCCTTGCTGCCCTTCATCGGACCGTACATAATTAGGTTCTCCTAGTTTCTTTTGAAGTTCTAAGTAAGCTTGTTCCAAAGATTGTGGATCTTTGAATTTACCAGCAAGTAGTTGTTGCTGTTCTGTTTCGTTGGCTTCAGCAATAGCCAAGGACTCCTGTTCATCAGCGTTTAGTGCAGGCTGATCTGCAGGAGTCTCATTCATTGTAAATGTTTCGCTCATTAAATTGGTGGTGGGTAGTTTATGGAGCTTGTTGCTGTTGCATCATTTCTGCAGCAACCTGCTCACGTTTTTGTTCAACCGCTGCCATTTGTCCAGCTTGTTGAGACATCATCATTTGCTGTTGTTGTTGCATTGCTACCTGTTGCTCCTGTTGAATCTCTTGTAGACTCTTAACCAGGTTCAGAACGTCAATACCAGACGATGCTGCCAAACGTTTGACAACTTCTTCAGGATTAATGTATTGTTGGATAGCTTGAGGCCCCATGGTCTGGGCAATAACAGTAAGGAATTGAGTCAAACTCTCACGATCTTGACCCCGACCAAGTGCATTAATACCAGCAACAATAGTAGGTTTAACTATATCACCTTTAGGAAGGCGAGGAATTTCCCCTGTCTTCTGGGCAACACTCAACTTACGATTCAAATACGGAACAAGAAACTCTGTTGTCAACAAAGAGAACAATCCTCCAAGCTGCTGTTCTAGTTCCAATTGAGTCATGCGAACCTCTTCAGCAGTGGTTCTTTCTGAATCCCGTACATTGAGAATCAAGAATGCTTCACCTAGTCGTTGAGATAGTGTAGCAATCATTTGATATGCTGTCTGGAAGTCAGCTGTTTTACCTACTTGTATAACACCAATGTCATCAGGACGACCCTGGATGATAGCACCGTTGCCTGCATTAGCAAGCGTAGAGGGTTTGGTGGTACTGGAGGGACTGACAGTAAACACTACCTTAGCAGCAGCAGCACTGCCTTCCACAATGGCTTGTGACAGTGCTTCAAGTGACTTGAGGTCACCGATAAACTCTTCAACACGTCCACGTCCATACACTTCACCATCAACATGGTTGAACCGTAGGACTAGCCAAGGGTTAGCTTCAATGGGAGCCTTACCCATGGATTTATTAAGGACAGTATCGTTAACTTCTTGATGCCACACCCAACGGTTGTTATCTAGAGTAACGTGTGTATAAATATCACATTCATCATCGTGACGTGATGAGTTATCAGATGGATAATTAGGTTGGGGTTCAGTGTACTCTGGATAAAATTTTTTGAGTAATTTTTTCGAGATTGTTTCTTTTGTTACAATTTCAATAACATTACCGTTACCGTCCCTATCTACAACATAACGGTTTAAAGGATAAAGCTTGAGCCCATCCTTACCCATGAAGATAAGAGCATTACCAGCAACAACAAGATGCTTCAATGCTTGATGAACAATAACACGATCACTGGAAGCTGCAATAGATTCCATGATTGTACGTTCAATCTTAGCAAATGACAAGTCAAGTTCAGAACGGATTTCTGGACCAAGATCTTGACCAAGGTTTAGATCATTAATCTGTAGTTTAAAGAAGCTGGTTTGAGGAGGTAGAAGAGCTAGCATCAATTTAGATGCCAGAGTAACTACCCCCTTTGCACCAACGCTTTGCCAAGGAGTAATGAGCTTAAGAGATCCTTTGGTGTAGACCTCATCCTCTCGGATAAGATATGGTAGAGTTAGATCTGCTGCTTGTCTAGCAGTGTTGAGAAACTGTGAACGGTCTGAAGACAATCTGTCATAACGTGATTTAGCAGACATTAGATGTTCAGAACATTAAGAGTAGGAGCATTCAAAGCAGAGCTACCAATACCCAACATAGCAGGGGTTGAAGTATTTGGTCGCCTTATTTTAAATGCTTGAGTTCCCCCAACTTGTTGATTAGGAGTACTAGAGATTTGAAACTCTGGAGCCAATGATGCCCGAGCCTGATTGATTTGAAACGCTCGTTGAGATTCAGCCAAACCTTGCAACTGACTTCTGTAGTTTGCTGCCTCTTGATCGAGACGGCTTTGCAAGTTAGTAATGTTAGATTGATACATCTCAGCTTGACGTTGAGACATAGCTTGAGCCTCTAGCTGCCGTTGTTCTGCAACTTTAGCAGCTTCAAGTTGGGCTTGCTGTTGCTGCTGATACATGTAGTACTGAGCTGCAGCCTGCTGCTCTTGCATGGCTTGCTGAGCTGCCATGGCTTGCATCATTACTTGTTGTTGACGTTCAGCATCAAGTTTCTGTGCTGCTGTTTGCCCCTGGAAAGCTTCAGATTGGATGGTCATCTGATTCCTTAGATCTTCAATTGCAGCCCTTGCAGCTACAAGTTCTGGATCAATTTGAGGCATGGTTGTAGTAGTTGCTTTCTCTATTTCAGCAGCTGAACCAATTGAAATCTTATCAGTCAGTGTTTTGATTTGATCTTCAAGATTTTTAATAGTCGCTTCAACAGCACTAGGTTTTTCAATTGTTGGAACCGTCTGTTCAGTTTCAGTTACCTGTTTCTCAAGCTCAGAAATCTTATCAGTATATGACGTTTGGGGAACAAGAGGTGGAGGTGGTACAATATCTTTAAAGGCGGGTTGCGCTGGCTTGAGTGTCCCCAACCTATTCCAAGCGTCTTGCAGTGCTGCAGTGTTTGTAAGTGGACCTTGTACTAAACTGTAGGCTTGCTCATTTGTAAGGCCAAGCTGGGCAGCTTTCATTTCAAGTTGGTTTCGCATCATGCGGTTAGATTCTTGATCAGCTGCACTTTTAAAACCTACGTTAATTGCTTGTTGATTTGCAAATTCTTGAGCTGCTGCGGCTGGATCATAAGAACCGCCGCCGCGATAATTAATAAAACCAATTGCCATCAGTTCTCCTCCATATAATTGATGACCCACTCAACGACGCTACGCTGACCAGATCGGTACATAATTTTTTCCATTGTATCTTCAGGTGTAGGGTTGGTGGGCGGAAACGTTTCATCTAACTTAGCAAGCATGGCTGTAGCAGTCATACCTTTAAGGTCTAGTAGATCAAGCGTATTGTGGTAGGTTGGGGTTTGCATGTTCAAAGAAAGCAGGCATACGTGCTCGTTTAGTATCGGCAAGCTCTGGAGCTTTACCCTCATACATCAGACGATCACTGGAATCTAGCCAAAATTTTTTGTTCAAATATTTATCAGGGTTAGATGCAGACAAAGGTTGCATCACCCAATTTATAGTGGCTTTACGGAGCCGATCCAAAGAAGGACTCCAATCGAGGTTAAGCTCACGACAAACCAAACTATTTGTGGCAACGTGTACTTGTTCATCTCTGGAAATGTCAGCACTTACTGTTCGTAGTCCAGCATCACCATTGAAACGGAAAAAGGGAAGCAAGACAAAAAAGATTGCACGTTCGGCAACCAACGCTTTGAGGATCGTGTGATCAGGATGTGCAATCCATGCATCACGCAAACGCTTTGCTTCCTTCTCAGCTTCCTCATCAACACCGATAGCGTTGGCGATGTAACCCAGAGCAAGGTCGTGGTTTTCCTCATCCTTAATGTTGGATAGGAGTAGGTTGCGCGATGTTTGTGGAACTTCATTTTTCAACGCATCATGGATAAAGTCTCCTACCGGAAGCTCCATATGTCGGATTGCCAAAGCACGGTAGATAGTTTCTTCCGCACCTTCCGCCAGCTTACCAGCAGTAGTTTGGACAGGCGTCCAGGTTCTTTTTCTGTCAAGGAGTTTTTGATAAGGGTTCATTCGCCGCAATTACAATCAGGAGCAGGATCATCTCTGTCATAGAGAATAGACTCCAGGTAATCGTCAACCTCTGACTCATCCAATGCAGCGTATGCACTGGTCTTGTCTTGAGTGTCACCCATTACCTGAAGCGAATAATAAAGGGAGGTTTGCGATGAAGCAAGCCACTCTTCGATAAACGCTTCATCATAGGTGATCACATCGGACCAACTATTGAAGCTGTAACCATGAAGAAGTCCCGTAGCATCCAGCATCTTCATGATGCCATCAGCAACTTTCTTATATGCATCCCAGCCAACCTCAGAGGCGATCTCAACGTCGCCATAGTCGTAGCTCTGGACGCCAAACGTACCGCTGTCACGGTCCACCTGACGGGCAATGGGAGGTGCAATTTCCGGGGTAGCAGTAAAGCCATCCGGGTCTTGGTATCGATAACTGCACGAAGCAGTAGGAGCAATAGCAAAAGCACGGTCCATGTTATTGGCACGTGCAATTTGAGCTGCTTGTTTAATACCACTCTGGAAGTTCAGAGCAAGGGTGATAGCTGGTGTATATTCTCCAATTTGTCTACCACTGGTAACAAGTTCAAGAG